CCATCATCATCTATACTTTCAAAGATTCGCTGCCGAAGCACTTCATCTGATACTTTTTCTGCTCTCTTTATTGCTTCACTTCTCAAGTAGTACAGTGTTTTTACCCCTCGCTTCCATGCCATCATATGAACGGCATGAAGCTCTTGCTTTGATACATCGGCAGGAAAAAAGACATTCAAAGATTGACTTTGACAGATATGTTCTTGTCTATCTGCTGCCATTTCTATGACCCATCTTTGGTCGAGTTCCACCGCTGTTTTAAAGACGTCTTTTGTCCAATCATCCAAGAAATCCAGATGTTGTACAGATCCGTTATTTGTGACAATACTTTTCCAAACTTCGTCGGTGTCCTCTCCGATATCTTGTAAGACATTTTCGAGATATTCGTTCTTAAGTAAACTGCTCCCCGTTTTAGTTTTCTGAGTAAAAGCGTTAGCCCGATATGGCTCAATTGAAGGAGAAGTATTACCGCAGATAATACTGCTACTGGCATTAGGAGCAATAGCAAGCAAATGAGCGTTGCGCACACCATAATCTTGTCCATCAGGGCACGGGCCTCTCTCTTTAGCCAATTGTCTTGTTGCACGATTCGCCTCCGACTTTATTCGAGAAAACATTTGCATATTTCTCGACTTTGCCATAGCACTTTCAAATGGAGTGTTGTGGCGTTGTAGGTACGCATGAAATCCCATCGCACCCAGCCCAAGACTTCGCTCTCTCATTGCACTATATTTAGCACGAGAAAGCTGGTCTGGAGCGTTATTAATAAAAGATTCAAGTACATTATCAAGCATTCGAATGAGATCAGGTATGAACTGGTCATTATACTTCCATTCATCGTATTCTTCCAGATTTACACTTGAGAGACAGCATACCGCTGTGCGGTCTTTATCTGTAGGCAGTGTAATCTCGGAACAAAGATTTGATTGATGCACTTTGAGTCCAAGTTTTTGTTGGAACTCAGGCACTGCTTCATCTACCGTATCCCCAAACATTATGTAGGGTTCTCCCGTTTCCACACGATTTTGGATAAGCTTTACCCAAAGTGCTTTTGCTGAAACAGTTTTTACTATATTCCCACTGTGAGGATCAATAAGGTTCCAACTATCGTCGAAACCGGGTGTTCGAGTAGCATTTTCAATAAGAACCATGAAGTCATCAGAAATAACCACCCCATGATGTAAATTAGTAGACTTCCTATTAATATCTCCGCCAGTAGGTTTCCTGACATCTAAAAACTCCTCTATCTCTGGATGCGAAATATCAAGATATGCTGCATAGCTTCCTCGACGAGTTACGCCTTGAGAGAAAGCAAGCATCTCCGCATCCACAACTTTCATAAAAGGAATCACACCTGTACTTTCGGAGCCATTGCTCGTTTTCGAGCCTACACTCCGAACCCCGCTCCAACAGCCCCCAACACCTCCGCCAACGGAAGAAAGAAAGGCATTTTCTGTGTAATGATCTGTAATTCCCTCTCTACTGTCATCTACATAATTTAAAAAACAACTAATTGGCAACCCTCTGGTTGTTCCTCCATTAGAGAGAATTGGTGTAGAAAACATAAACCATAGTTTGCTTGCATAGTCATATAACCTTTGAGCATGATCTTCATCATCTGCAAAAGTTTTAGCTGCACGAGCAAAAGCTTCTTGAGGAGATTTTTCTTCTCCTACTAAGTATCTATCTTCAAGAGTTTTGATACTGAACTCTGATAGATAGTTATCTCTTTTATAATTAAGCTGCATTCATTATTCCCCGTATTACCGATATATTATCAGCTCCTATTGCATCGTCGCAAAAGGTTATTAAATCCATAAGCTCATAGTTTTGACGTATTTGCTCATAGTTTTCATTTAAAGATTCAATATATTTGTATTTTCCTGGTATTGGACACTCATCATAGATAGTCAAAGCATCTCCATACTCTTTTATTAATCCCAAAGCTCTCTTTGGTCCTATGCCAGGAATGCCTGGTACATTGTCCCCTTTATCTCCTGTAAGACACTTCAAAGAAATATATTCCTCTGGAGAAACATCATAGTGAGTTTTCCAGTTACTTAAAGTTATTTCTTTTCTTGTGACATAAGAAAATCTGCATACATTTTCTTGTATTAAAAGATCCCAGTCTCTATCGCTTGAAATTAACCAAATATATTCTAAACCATACTTATCTTTGTGTTTGACAAGATGAGCAGCAATATCATCTGCTTCTACTCCTCGAAACCGAAGTAATGTATGATCTTCTTGAAGCAACTCTAGGGTGGCTTCATATTCTGAGATGAACTCTTCAAAAGCCATTTTTTCGGCTTCTGACTGTTCTGCAAATTTTTCTTTTCGATTTTGTTTATACTCAGGACTTATTTCTTTTCTATATGAAGAAGACCCCAAGTCTGCTGTAATTATTATATTCTTACAATCATAAGACTTTGCTAAAGACTCAACAGTTCTTTGATATTCATATCGAAAGTCTGTTCTGCCTTGGTGTTTCCATCGAAAAGCTAGATTTAAAGCATCTACAATAAGAGTGCAGTTTCCATCATTTACTAATTTATCTGTAAAATTAAACGCCATCTAAAAACTCCACTTTTTCTTTATTAAGCCACTCTTCTGCGAGTAATACAAAACAGCCCAACCAATTAATAAATATGTAATGATCTGTTTTTTCGGGCGGAAACTCTGTAGCTACAAATACCGGGGAGCGATTATACTTAAAAAAGAGTAAAGGCTCTTGATTTCCATTATCTGCTTGTCTAATTAATTTAGTCCACCATTGTATTAAATTATTAGTTTTACTTGCTGTAAATATTTTATCTGTAAGAGGAGAGCTTTCATAGTTTTTTACTTCAATACAAAATTTATTTTTTGCATGAGGAACATATAAGTCTCCTTTTAGATATTCAAGAGCTCCAGAACTAGGGACACGCTCAAACTGATATCCTGTATGTGCTCTTAACATGTCCCTAACGAGATACTCGCCTCTGGCTCCTTTTGCTCTTGAATCTACCACTCTAACCTACTTACATTTCCATCTTTCACAACCTCTACTTTTTCTAGTAAAGGGTGAGTCCATCCATGTGATACAACATATGTATTTAATTCTTCATTTAGTAATACTTCTACTAGCTTTTCTCTACCTGCATCATCTAATACATTTATTACTTCATCTAGGAATAAAATATTAATCTTAGATTTAGATATACTACTCATTAGTTTACGAATAGCTATTAGTGTAGCAGTATTTACTCTAGCTAGTTCCCCCGAAGATAGTGCAAGAATATCTACAATATTCTCATTATCTGTAATTTGTACATTCAACTTATCGTTTGATACAACAAATTCCAGTGTAAATCTACCATCAGAAAGTTCTGCTAAGTAAGTGTTTGCTAGCTCTTCTAGTTCTTTTACTAGATTTTCTATTTTATAAGCAAGAAGTCCATTTGTACTAAATGCTTTTTTTAATATTTCTAAATTAGAATCTAAATCTTTTTGCTGTCCTAATATTTGTTTTGCAACTTCTAATTTTTCTATAAAACCGTCTGTTTGGGATTGTATGATTTCTATACGAGTATTTTCTTTTGTTCTTCTTTCATTTTCTTTTGCTATTTTTTCTAGCTTTCTTTTTGCTTCTCTTAATGTCTTTGAAAGAGCTTCTATTTTAGAAGTTAAATCACTTTCACTAAGTATTTCTGAAGGTAAAGAACTATCTATACTTCTATATAAATCTTCCCATTCTTTTTTGCCTTTTTGTTTAGTATCAAATTGAGTATTATTAGTTTTAATTCTAGTAATAATCTTTTCATTTGTTCTTTTTCTAATATTCATCGAAGCTATTTTTGCTAGCTCTTCCGCTACTAGATTGCTTTTGAACTCTGCATCTACTTCTTGTTCACAAGTAGGACATACATCCTCTAGTTGTTCTAATTTCTTTAACAAATTTCTAGATGCTCTTATTTCAGCATCTATTTGTCCTATCTCTTTTTGATACTCATCATAAGATTCTTTTTCAGTAATTTCAATACTATTAATATAATTAATATCTACTTTACTTAATAGGTCTTTATACTGATTATTTGTTAGAATTTTTTTGTTTTTTTCAGAAATATTTTCAAGCTCTATTGATAGTGAACGGAACTCTTTCTCTTCTTCTTCCGTATCAATTTCAAAATTTAGCATAGGAAGTATATCGGTAGCTTCCAATTTATTTGTTTGCAACCATTTTCCAATAGTTGAAATTTCTGATGTTATTTCAACTAACTTAATAGACGACTCCCTAGAAGCTTCTTTAAATATTTCAAATAACTGTACGTATTCATCCAGGTGCAACAAATCTATTAGAAACTTTTTTCTATTTGTATCTGTTGCTGTCAAAAACTGCAGGCTAGTATTTGTATTTTGATATACTAACTGAGAAAAAGTTTTGAAATCAACGCCAATTATATCTTGTATTGTTTTATAAGTATTTGTAGCTGTATGACTAGAAATATCTTCTCCGTCTTTTTCTAGTTTTACTTTGATACTGTTTTTTCTATCAACTATAATACTATATGAGCTACCATCTTTGTTAAATTCAAGACAAATATGGTAGCCATCATTTACATACCTATTTGGTATGTCTGCTTTTTTTATACCTTTTGAGTTTTTGTTATAAAGTATTTCCTCAATAATTAACGGTATGGACGATTTGCCCATACCGTTAGTTCCAATGATTTGAGTTACAGTATTATCCTCTAAGCACATCTCATTGTCAGGGCCATAGCTAAAACAGTTACTCCACTTTAGATTTTTGAGCGTAATCATTGTACGTCCCTAATATATTAAATACTTGTTTTTCTGGTATTTCTAAAATATATGTTAAATACTCTACCAGCTCGTCTTCCAAAGTCATATCTTTTTCAATAATAAGAGATGCTTCAGACTTTCTTTTTACAACTTTTTTATCTAACAGTTCTGAGTTTTCAATGGCAGCAAGCTCCTGTATATCTCCCTCTATCTCATAAATAGTATGGTGATATGTTGTAGGAATCATTTCACTTGATTTTTTTACAGTCTTGCGGATAAGCTGTGGTAAAGTAAAAGGCCACCAACTCCAGCTCCAGTCTTTTGGATTTATAATCATATACCCTGTTTCAACTTCTTGTCTATGAAAAGAAGTTGTCATTGGGCTTCCTGGATAAACAATATTTCTTTGTGTATTACTATGAGAATGTAGATCCCCTGCGAATACAACGGGAAAATCATTAAATCTATCCAGATCAACTTCGGGTTTTACATGAGGAGGTATTTCACCTCGTACATGTGTAAATAAAGGCTGACTGGTGTCAAAATGCTCAATACTACCTTTTCTATGAAGATCCGCGTAAGGCAGCACTCCAAATCCTAGGTCTTCATCTACATAAGATATATCCACTATATTTATAAGTGGGTTTATATCTCTTGATGCTTGTTTTAGTTGTGAAAAGAATGTTTTATTTTTTCTTGTTGCTTCATGGTTTCCATCAAAGATAAGAGTGGGCTTCTTTACATTTCTTATAAAAGAAAAATATAAAGAAAGTTCTTCCATACTTGGAATACGGTCAAACAAGTCTCCTCCAATAATGTGCATATCACAAGTTTTCATTTGCTCATGCACTTGGTCGAAGAACTCATTATATCTTTTTAATGCCCACTCAACTGGGACATTTTTTTGTCCCAGTTTTATATGCCAATCTGCAGTAAATAGAATCACGATACGTTAAACTCAGCTTCTAATGTTTCGTCAATTTCTTCTGATCCGCTATCCCGTATACGGTCAAGCAGTTCTTTTTGAGCGTCTGGAGTTGGACGAGGCATAACTTCATCCATAGACTTAAGACTCTCTACAAGAGTTTGTTCTGCTTCTGTAAGTGCACGAGTTTTGCACTTAAGAGCTTGTAGTTGATACTCTACATTATAAGGAAGAGGACCAGTCTTAACTCTTTTAAATTGAACATCCCATCCAGTTTCTGTATCTGTAGGGTCACCTAAATCTTCAGCCGCAGTAATAATTTGTTCCCACAACTTTTTCTTGAGGTTTACAACTTTGACTTGACCATTATCAATACATTGAGTTGCATAGCTCCAACCACATTTAAGATCAGGATAGTATTCACGAACCCAATCTTTTTCTTTATTATTGAAGGTTTCATTATTACGATCAAAAGATAAACATTCCAGAGGAATATTTTTATCGTTTTCACCTTTTACCCAGTAAACATACCGAGCAAGAATATCTCCGACAA